AGTTCATCGACCGCGACGGCGGTCACCCCGAAAGGCCAGTTCAGCCAGACCGCCCGCCAGTCGGTGTCGATCTGCGCCGTCAGCAGGTTCAGCCGCATGGTGATCTCGACCGGCTGAACCCCGGTGATCCGGTCATCAACGACCTCCTCGCCGGTCGGCCGGGCCGGCACCCGCGCGCCGCCGGTCCGCGCCTGAACCCGGGCAGGGGTCGCAAACTGGTCCGTCCAAGGACCAAGAGCGTCGCCGTTGGCGTCGAGCGCCCGGCGCTGAAAGGTCACGCTCTCCCGGAGCGTCCCGGCGAGCCCGGGATTCCGCTTCTGCAACATCGTGCTAGCTCCCCGGACGGCGCGGCGGTTCGATCTCCTCGGCGTCGCCGTCGCGCACGAGCGCTTCGCCCCAGGCGCGCTTGGTCAGAACCTCGGTCCCGGCCTGGAACTGGATCGCGAGCCGGGGCAGCCCCGGCGGCCGGACTCTCCGGTCCCGGAGAATGCGGACCCACATCGGCTACAGCGGAACCTCAATCCGTCCGATCAAGCTCAACAGGAAGATGATCGCGATCAGGGCGACGATCGCGGCGGCCACCCACTTGAACTGAGCCGGGATCGGCATCTGCCGGACCACCCACCAGACGATGGACAGGATCAGCAGGCCGATCAGCAGCGTAACGAGCAGGCCGATCATGGCGGGCCTCCTAGGCTAGGGCGGGATCGCGCATCCGCGTCAGGGCTGAGCAGACCGGGTCCGACAGCAGCGCGTCGTCAGGCGTCCGGCCGTCATAGAGGCTCGTCAGGACGATCAGGATTATCCCCTTGACCAGCGGCGGGCAGTTGCTCGCGTCCCATGGCGTCGGCGCATAGGGCGGGTTCGGCATCGGCCCGAGCGGGCTCTCAGTCGGCGCGAACGGGGACGGCCGGAGCGGGTCGGCCGGATTAAGCTCCGGGTCCGGACGCTTGAGGTAGTTGATCACGATCGCCGAAGCCTGCTCGGCCTTGGCCATGACATCGATCAGCTCCTCGGCCGAGATCGCGGTGGACTGAAGCCGAAGCTGGTCGAGCGCTTCCTCCTGGGTGACGAGCGCGGCCATCAGGCGTGCGCCTTGATCTGTGGCCCGGCGAAGTCTTTCCCGTCCCGACCCCGCTTGACAGCCAGGGTCCAGGCGTCGCCTTCGCCGGGCCGATCGGACGTGACTGCACCACACACCCACGCCGAGCCGCCGAACGTCGTCGTGTCGCCGGGCAGATACGTTCGGCCGACCTCGTAGACTCCTCGATAGACCATCGCCGGCATAGCCAGTTCGAAGGTCGACTCCTGCTCTCCCCGGGAGAACCGGATGATCAGCGTCCGGCCGTCCGCCGCGAGCGAGCAGCCGAGATCATCGAACCCGAGCCCGGGCGCTCCGGCGGCTCCCGCCGCGCCGTCCTTGCCGTCCGTCCCGTCGCGGCCGACCACCTTCCCGGCGGAGATCGTCCCGCCGCCGCCGAGCGCGAGCACGAGCGATCCGGATTGATCGATCAGCGCGCTCGTGATCGCCCGCCCTTCAAGCTCGCCGATCCGCCGCTCAAGCGGCCCGAGATCGGCCGGAGCGGCGTCCTCGCCGGGAGAGCCCGCGACCTTGCCGGCCGAGAGCACGCCGCCGCCGCCCAGCGCCAGGATCAGGCATCCGGATTGATCGATCAGCGCGTTTGTCACCGTCCGGCCTTCAACGGCCTCTAGGCGGCGCTCCAGAGCCCCGAGATCGGCCGGAGCGGCGTCCTCGCCCTTGGCCCCCGGCGGACCGACAACAGGCCCCAGCACCCGCGTAGAGCCGTCCCCGTGGGTCAGCACCAGCGCGCCTTCCCGGTCGATGAACGCGCCTTTGACGGTGGTTGCATCGATCCGGGCGGTCAGCTCGCTCTCAAGCCGTTTAAACTCGCCGAGAACCCGCGAGCCGAGATCGGCCGCGAGCCGGGCGGCGATAGCTTCCATGTCAGGCATTCAGGGCCTCCATGAACGAGCTGCCGAAGGTGTCCGCGAAGGCCTTCGCCGCCGCGTCGGCCGCGTCGGCTTCCTCGTTCGGGTCCGCCTCGTCCTGCGGGGTTTCCGGATCGCCCGATGACGGCGGCGCGACCGATCCGGCCGACGCGGTCGGCGGTGGCGCGGCGTCGCGCTTGGCGAGCGCCTCCAGGCTGTAGTTCTGCTGCTGGGCGATCGGGCTGTCACCGCCATCGACCGGCGGCAGGTCGAGCTTCGCCCGGGCCTCGTTCGGCGCGTAGATCACGCCTTTGACCCCGTTGGCGAGCACGGTCATCTGCGTGACCGAGTCCATCCGCAGCAGATTGTCGATATCGAACTCAGTTCCGAGCCCGATCGGGCACTCAAGACCCTCGTCCAGGCATAGCTCGGCGGCCTCGATCAAGGATTGCAGGCATTGAGAGTAATATTCGACGTTCAAGGCCTGGATGTTGTTATAGGTCGGCATCGTGCCGAGCCCAATCTTGTACGGCGGGACGTGGAAAACCGAGCAAACCACGTCGGCCGTCCACTTGAGTTGATCGATCAACTGGCTCTCAGCCGCCGTAAGGGCCAGGCGCTCATACTTGAGCCCGTCGCCGAGCACGGCGACCCGGCCGGCGTTGTCGCCCGTGAAGTTGGTTTCCCAGGCGAGCTTGAGCCGGGCGGCGGTGTCGTCGCCGATCGCGCCGGGAGCGGTCAGGACTCCGCCGGGCTGGCTGGCGTTCCGGAAGAACTTCGCCGCGCCGGCCTGGATCGCGAGCCCTTGCGCGGCGGCATAGCCAGCCGCCCAGATAGGCGAGGTCCCGATCAGCGGGTGGAACAGGCAGTTCATCCGGTCATGGATGATCTCCCGGGCCGGGACCATCACGTCCGGCTCCGGCCAGCCGAGCATTCGCGGCGCGTGTAGCTGGTAGAAAATCGACCCGTCAGAGGCGACCATCGGAATCGTCCGATCGGGGTTCAGGAGCACGAGCCCGGTCACCACGTTGCGGTTGTCCCGGAGCTTGAGCACGTAAGCGTTGCCGCGCGTCAGCTTCGACAGGAAGTAGCTTTCCCAGAACTGAATCCGGGTCTGATAGGTGTTCGGCTTGCGGAGGACTGGCGAATAGGCCGGGCTGGTCGTCTCCGCCCAGATATCGTCATCGTCCTGCTCGACCAGCTTTATCCGAAGCTTGGCAAGGTCCGACGCGATCAGGGTGATGCAGGCGTAAACCGCGAAGTAAGTCAGGATCGTCTCGCGGTCGAGCACGACGTTCTGCTGCCACGCGCCGGGGTAGCTCTCGAAAATCCGGAGCCAGCCGCCGCCGCCCATGACGGCTGCGGGTTCAAGATCGGTCGGCCGGACGTTCGGCGCTGCCGGTCGGGGAGTCGGCCCGAGCGCCCGGCTGAACAGCTTGGGGAGGCGCATCAGCGATCCGAGTGCTTCGGGTGGGGCTTCGGCTTGCTCAGGAAATGGCCCTCCGCGCCCTTCTCCGGGCCCGTAGAGGCTGGTTCGGGTCCGGCCGGTACGGCAGGGCCCGAAGATGCGTCAGCGGCCTTGGCGGGCTTCTGCGGGGTCGGCTTGGGCGGCGGCGGGCGGAGCTGCGCGGCGACCCGCGCATATCGGGGATCGGCGGCGAGCCGGTCGAGCAGGAGTTGATCGCGGGCCGTGAGACGGCGGGTCTGATAGGTCGGCATCGGGGAAGCTCCAGGCTAGGAGAGAGGCGTGCGCCCGACCCCGGCTGAGGGGCCCGTCAAGCCGGGCGCACAACCGGCGGACCCTACGGGGTCACCGGCAAGTCGCCCCAATGCACGCCGTTGAGGACCACGACAGCCTCCGGGCGGCGCGGCATCCAGTTGATGGTCCGCTCGGCGCGCAGGCCAACGCTGTTGGTCTGCCAGAGCGAAACCACCTGGGCCGGAACCGGCGGCGCGGGGCCAGAGACGCCGGTCGGAGCGTCGGACATCTCCAGCGAAGCCTCCCGGCTCATATCGACCGCGAAGCCGCCCTCATCGCCCAGGTAGATTTCCCGGGCGTTGACCAGGATCACCTCGTCAGGCGCGACCTGCTTGACGTAGTCCGACGTGATCACCGGGAAGCCGAGCAAGGTCCCGCCGTTCTGGTCCAGGCCGGGGAATTCCGGCTGACCCAGGAGGTTGACCATCATCCCGAGGCTGACCGCGAGATCGGCCGGCATGATCCAGACGCCGCCGCTGAGGCTGTTGTTCCCAGCCATGTAGGCCGCGAACATCGCCTTCACGTCCGCGCGGATCGCCGCCGCGTCGTCGCCCTGGCTCGGGATCGGAACGATGCCGTTCGTGATCGAAGCCGGGGAGACGTTGGCCACCGCCGCCTTGGCCGGGTCGATGAAGTCGATATCCAGGCGGGAGCGGCAAGCTTCCACCAGTGCGTCCCGGACCAGCGTGTCCGCCGCCGGGCTGGAGTCGCGCACTAGTTCGTCGGTCAGGACCGTGATCGCCGCGACCTTGAGCGGGAGCAGGGTCTTGCGCTCGAAATCGAACTTGGTCAGCGGCTTGGCCTTGCCCTCACCGACCCAATAGCCGGCACCGCCGGAAGTCTGGCCGATCAGCGCCGTCCGGAACGGGACGATGCGGAGGCTCGGGATATTGCCCGTGCCGAACTTGCCGAGGATCGTCTGCGGCCGGAGGTACTCCACGAAGTCGGCGATGATCGCCCCGGCCGGACCGACCAGGGGACCGGCCCAGGTCGGATCGCCGGAGGTCCCGGCGGCGACCGCCGCCTTGACTACGTCGATGACGCCTTGATCGGACCCGTAGCGCTCCTGGGCGATCATGATCGGGTCGCGGCTGGCCATCCGCCCGAGCACGATCGATTTGGCGACCCGGGCCATGCGGATACCCGGGGCGCAGCGCTCGGCCGCGTGAACGACCGGCTCGACCCGGCCGACCACCGCCAGCGCTGCTTCGCCGGACGCGGCGGCAGGGCGGACGACTACGGCGGTCGCGGTCTGGGCTTGGGCGCGCTCCATGAAGGTGAGCCGCTCAAGATGGCCATCGACGGCCTTGATCTCGGCCGTCAGGGTGTCGAACTCCTCGGACTCGGCGGCATCCAGGGTTTCGCCCCGGTCGCCGCTCGCCGTCATGATCGTCGCCTGACGCGCGACCTTGGTCGCTCGCGACTTGTTAAAGTCTTCAATTTGTTCGGAAATAGTGCGGGGCATAGCCGCGCCCTTTCGTGCTTGAGGTTGCAGGGAAGGGCCCGAGACGCCGGGCAGGAGCTTGACCACGGGGAGTTTGCCGAGCGCGGCGCGGGGCCCGAGGTCGAAGGATCGGATGTTCGTGATCGTCGCTTCGGCGTTGGCCGGGACCGACACGGCCGAAAGCTCAACGATCTCAATGGCGGTGAAGCGGAGCCCGGAGCCGTCGCCGAGCATCTCGACGCCATCCTGGAGGATGCGGAAGCCGATGCTGACCGCGCGGATCAAGCCGGCCTTGATCTCGCCCCAGGCGGTATCGACCCGGTCCTTGAGCGGGCCGGGCTCAGCAATCTTCGGGATCGTCGCCGTGAAGGCGATCCCGTCCGGGCCGGCGCGCTTGAGCTTCGCGGTCCCGATCGGCTGGGTGCTATCGTGCTGGTGCAGCAGCGAAAGCGGGTTGGTGAACTTCGCGCCCTCCGGCTCGATCACGTCGCCGAGACGGTCCGGGGTCGGAGTGGTCGCCCAGCCTTCGAAGGTCCGGGCTTCCTCCTGGAGCGCGCGGACCTCCAGCATCGCGTAAGCGCGATTGAGCATGGCGGAGCCTCCAGCTAGGATCGGGCCGGTTAGAGCAGTCGCCTTGAGCCCGGCCGGATCGAACACCGGTCGGGCTTCTTTTTGGGCGCAAAGCGGTAACCGGATACCCGCGTTTTGTATCTGGAAAGATATCACAAGATGTGATATAATAGTCACGCGGTCGATCAGACCGTAACTGCTCTTTCTCAAGGTGCAATGACTATGACAAACGCAGAAACTACTGCGGCGGAGGCCCGTAACTACCTAGTCACATTCAACCACAATTTAGGCGGTGGAAGTTGGTCTAGGGGTCCGGACCTGGAACGAGCTGTTGAGGACTGTCGCCGGATCGCTCATTCCGACTGGGGACACCTATTCAAGCTCGACGGGGTCGAGGTGACGCTGAACCTGTATGACGTAACCGGACAGGACAGCGTTGAGATCGGGCCCGGCTATGTGAGCGGGGACAACCCCGCCACGGCAATCCAAAGCCTGGGGCGTCGCGTGGTGCGCCTCCCCGCCAAGCGGAAGGGGCGGCGCTGATGCCTAAGCTCTCGCTCTCGACCGCCGAGGCGTCGGCGCTCAAACGTCGCCGGGCCCGGAACAAGGCCTGGAACACCGCCATGGAGGCCGCTCTCGCGACCGTCCGGAAGCGGATCAAGACGGAGGCGGACCCGCTCCAGGCGGCGACGCTCCAAGCCGTCATGACCGACCTCCGGCGACTGCTCCGGACCTGAGAGAGCGCCCCACCTAGGTTTGCGCCTGGGTGGGGCGCTTTCCCGCCCCTTTTTCCGCCCCTTTTCCGCCCCTAGCTCGGCTTCAGGCCGGCAAGCTGGGTCTTGTGGTCGGCCGTCTGCTCCTCAAGCGCTGCAATCCGGTCGGTCGAGTCGTCCTGGTGGTCCGCGAGCTGCTGCTTCAGCTCGGCGAACTGGGTTTCGAGATCAGTGATCCGGTCGGCGTCGGTCTTGGTCATGGTGGTCCTCCAAAAAACATCACTTGGTACTCGGGCTCACGCTCGGCTGCGCGCTCCCGGTCCTTGATCCCGAGCGCCATCGCGAGCGCGACAGCGCCATCGATCCGGAACCGGGTCTTGGTCTTGTCGAGCTTGCGCCCGCCGGCCGGGTCGGTAACCGCGACCGCGTTCCCGACGCACCACGTCAGGACCGGGTTCCCGTCATGGACAAGCTCGCCGTGCAGCAGCGCCGTCTCTAGCGCATCGACCGCCGGGCTCATGTCCTTGAAGCCCTGGCCCCACGGCACGAGCCGGAGTCCCGACCCGCCGTCGTCGCCGTCCTTGAAGGCTTCAAGCCCGATCGCATCGAACTCCCGGAGCAGGTTCGCCATGCCCCAGCGGTCGTATGCGAGCCCGACCACATCGAAGTCCTCGGCAATCTCGCCGATCCGGTTCGCGACCGCTCGCGGGTGGACCGATCGCCCGGCGGTCGCCTCGATCCAGCCATCGCCGGCCCACTGCCGGTAAGGCACCCGATCCCGCCGCTCGTGGTCCTCAAGGTAGTCGGCGGGCTTCCAGAACCATGCCCGGGTCCGGCTCCGGTCCTCGGCCGAGACGCCGACCAGGGCGCAGAGATCAACCTTGGCCGAGAGGTCGAGCGCGAGATAGACCCGCTCGCCCGTCTCCCAGGCCGGCGAGCCCTTGCAGGCCATCCAGTCTTTCCGGGCGACCAGCGTCGCCATCGGCGAAACCCGCTGGTTCAGATAGAGATTGCGGACCTTCGGCTCCTCGCCCGGAAGCCGGACCGCCTTGGCCATCAGGATCGCCAAGTCCTCGCGCGACCGGAAGTCGCCGAGCGCCGGGTTCGCGGCTTCCCAGCCGGCGACATCCATCAGCTCGCAATCGTCCGGCGCGGCGTAGAGGTGGCAGACCGTCGTCGGGTCCTCGCCGGAGAGCCCGTCATCGATCAGCTTCGACAGGATGTGCTCCGGATCGTTGGACTGCGTCGAGATCGTCAGGAACAGCGGTTCCGTCCGCGCCCCCATCGACGTGTCGAGCACGTCATAGAGGTCCCGCGACCGGGCCTGGGCTAGCTCGTCATAGATCACCACGGTCGGGTTCAGGCCGTGCTTGGTCCCGCTCTCCGACGACAGGGCCCGGTAAACGCTCCCGTTGTGCCAGCAGACGATTGTTTTCGTGGACGAAACGACCGTGATCAGGGCGGCTAGCTCCGGCTCCGCCATGACGATCTGGCGGCAGACCTTGAACACCACCGCCGCCTGCTCGCGATCGTTCGCGGCCGAGTAGATTTCCCCGTTCTGGACCGCCTCGGGCCCGACCAGATGGGCGAGCGCCAAGCAGGCGATCAGCGTCGTCTTGCCGTTCTTGCGGGCGATGCTCAGGATCGCCCGGCGGACGGTCCGCCGGCCTGCCTTGTTGGTCGGGCCGTAGACATCCCGGATGAAGCGCTTCTGCCACTCCCGGAGCTTGACCGGAGCGCCTTCGCCTTCGCCGCTCGGGAGCGTCAGGGCCTCGCAGAAGCGGATGACCGCCTCGGCCCGGTCGGTTACTTCACCACCTGGAGCCGCCGCCCGCCGATCAACCCGGCGAACTTGCTTTCCCCCGGATCGTCCCCGACCGCGAGCCGGGCCCGGGACGCCGGGCTCATCCCGAGCCGA